CTTAGTTATCATCATGTGTCCTATGTGGACAGAGCTGATAGCCCTACCAGCCACGCCGGATGTAAAGTAGTGACTGAATGTTATACCCTTTATAGTAACGCATTTCTTAAAGCGTGTTACCTTCCAACCGAATTCTTTATACTTCAGATCTTCTATCCCTATAGCCCCTTCAAGTTCGGGAGTAGAGTTGACCGCTCTGATGATCCTCTCTTCATGGTTCCCTAATGTCATGTACAGCTTAGGGTTGTAGTTCTTTATCTTCCTTATAGGTGAGAGCAATTTAGTTTGAGCATCTATAACAGCAGCAACGTCCTTCTTGTACCGCCTTCCTTCAAAGCCTTTCGTCCCTCTGTCATAAGAGGACAGGCTAGGCATGTCAGCCATATCACCGATGCAAACTATAGCATCTGGCTTTTCCTTTATTATGAATTTACCTAGCGCAGTAAATCTACTGTTGTCATAGTCAGGGTGAGCATGGGGGTCCCCAATGATTAAAAGATTCAGGACTCCTCTCCTTCCCTTATGGGAGTAACCGACGCTAACTTAGCATCCAAGTCCTCGTCCAGGAAATCTTTATAGGTATCCCACAGGGCCTCTTCCCTGACACACATAGAGTTCTTAGCCATTTCATTCAAGACCCTACGAAGCAAGTCCCTCTCAAGTAGCCCGTTATCGAGAATGGTTCTCATTAGCGCTACCGCAGAGGACATGTGGAACTGAACCATAGCAAGTAAACTCTCATCCTCTCCGCTGAATAAACTTCTGTTCATTTACGCTTACTCCTATTGTCTAACTCAGTAAGACGCAGGTAACCGTCAAGGAATCCTTTGAAGGCCTTGAAGTTCTCCGCTGATTCGTTGGACCTGCCTGACTCGAACTCTCCAGTCTGCTTGTCGAACCGCAGAATATAGGAGGCGTCTACGGGCTTATCGTAGATCTCTTCTACGCACTGAGAGTAGGCAGCGCACTGCAGATGGTAGTTGTTGTAGATAGCCTTGGATGTTTTGAAGTCGATCACGGAGAACTCTCCGTTCACCTTAGCCACAGCATCTATCGTGCCTGCATAGTTATACTTCTTACTGTAGACCTTCTCTTCAGCAGTTATAAACTCCACATCGTTCTCCTTGATCCAATCCCTAAAGGCATTGATGGAGTTCTCAGCAGCCTCGTTGTCTGGAGTGTCAGGAATATCTCCACGGCCCAACTTCCAGTTGATCGCAGCCTCACACCAATCATGTACCATCGTACCGATTGCCATGGCCTCAGTCGAGCGCTTACGATGCGCTCCCTTGATACCCTTTACCATCTGCTCAACGGAGAGTTCGGCTTGCGTAAAGGCCTCACAGTTTTCTGTAAACCACTCTGCTCCCATCTTTACAGCCCAGGGTACGAGAGCAGGCTTAGAGATAACATTCAGCACTGTAGTGACGGAAGGGACGTACTTATCTTCCACATTATAGTAGTGTTTCTTTGGGTCAAAATTTAGAATTACCACACTACCATCGGGGTAGTTAATAGGAGTCTCAATCATTAGAATGGTATGTCGCTGGCTGGCTTCTTAGTGTATTCAGGTGACGGTGCACTGTCCCTGGGCTCCTCGAGTTTTATCTTGAGGTAGTCTTTGCCGTTCTTACTGACGTTATGCCAGACGGCTGCTCTGGTGGCCTTACCCCATGCTAGGCCCTTCCCAGTGTAGGATGGGGCTTTGGGGTTTGACCTCTCATCCTGCAGGTATACGATTAGTACATTGTCTTCTTGGTCATAGGATGCCATCGGGGTCCTCCGCTGTTGGTTTAACTCTTCTGCGTGGTGGGCAGCTTGCTCTGTATTATCATACTCCTGCAGCCACTCCGCCTCTGTCTTCAAAAAATCGTTCGAGTTCATTAGAAAGCCTTTTGTTCCGCTCTCACGTTCGCTTGGATAGTCCTCCATACCTCTATCTTTGCCTCCGCTGCTGCGCTCAAGAATCTGAGCCGTTCATCTTCCTCAACGGCTGCTCTTAACGCATCAAGTACCTGTAGGTAATCTGCATGCCGGAGCGCCCATTGCTCTTTTGCTGCTACTGTATCTTCATTAGCCTGATCGAACAGGATAGCTTTCTTGCTCTTTCTGAACTGTTCCAGGTACACACGCTCAGCTCGAGCCTTACCGATCTTGCCTGCGTTGTCCCGCAGGAAGTCTAGTGCACTCTCTACTGTTTGCTCGTCAATCATAACCTGTAATACTCATAGGGCTTGTATGTGATGGATATTACATCATGCTTGGTAGCTGCGTCAAGCGCTTTGAAGATAAAAGGTGCTTGGAAGTCCAGTATCTCTCCGTCCCCGTTGTGGGCTCGAGTATGGCAGTCATGGCATAAAGGCATAGAGAGGATGTCAGATGCTTTAAGACCCATACCTCCCCCGCCCCACGGGGAGTACCTATGCTTGAGGTGATGAGGGACCACAGTACCATCTATAATCCTACAGTTAGAACAGGGCATCTCACTGACAAACTTGAGGTAGTCCTTATTTTGCCATCGTTTATCTTTGGGTATCATATTTCACATACCCCCGCAGTACAGGCTAATTCCTGACTTGCCGTTGTATTGTCCACATCCTCTTCAAAAGAAAAGTCTATTTCCTGGGGCATTGCTTCTTTTAGAGAGGAATAAGAAAGACTATCTAGATCCTCGTAGGGGGCCTGCTCATATACATGCCCGTCATCAGCTGACGGCAGAAACGATACACCATTCAGCACATCAAAGTTACTCCATACCCAGGACCCCACAGTAGGCCAATCCTTCTCCCCCATATAGCAGGTCATACTTGGTTTGTGCTCACACCAGTGGAGAGCGAATTTGAGCCACACCTCGAGCTGTTTAATAGGCCCTATGCACTTCCTGGTTAGCCCCTCAGACATCATTGGGAAGGAGAACACCCATGCCTCTGGGTTTGCCTTATCTTCCTCACAGGGGACCCCTGCGTCGATCATAACCTGAGCCAGAGGGTCCTTCTTATCGTTTCGGACCCTCCGAATATAATAACGGTTGTAGGCGGGATGGATGCCCGAACTGCAGGACGCGAGCTGACTCACCGTCCCAGACGGCTTCACACAGGTTACAGCAGAGGATGGGTTAATACCCAGCTTCTTTGCCCACTTGCGATTAGTCTTGACTGCGTGATCTCTTAGGGCAGAGAGTTCTTCCGGCGTACAATCCATTAAGAATGGACAGTCGTATATACCAGTAAGGCTCACCCCTAGAAGGCGCTCTTCCTCACAGTTTTTCCTCCAGATGCTCCGCAGGTATCTGAAGTCAGTAAGGCTTGACTGTACAGTCCCTAAGATGGTGGCGTGTTCTACTTTCTTCTTCAGAGACTCCAAGGTATCGCCGTGACGGCATACTACCTCAGAGAGGTTGCAGAACTGAGCAGATCTAAGGACTATTTCGCTGCAGGGGTTAGTACCGAAATCGTGGTCGCCCTCTCTCCTTTCGGGGAGCATACTTCGACATGCCTCACGGTTAAAGAGCCCACGTTCTCCTGACCTACTTTCGTATATAGCCAGCCATTCACGCATGAAAGCGCCCACATCGGGCTGTTCGGTATAGCATATCGAATTATTCGCAAGTGCTCTTTGGGGATTTTCCACCCACCACTGCCCACTTTTCGCATTTCGCATCCTCTCGTCGCTGTGGTTAGACAGACTAATGAGAGCGGTTCTCCGAACGCCACCTACCAGGACAGCCTCTCCCTCGTGACAAATAAGATCGTGTACTTCAATAGAGTTTAGTTTACGGCCTGCAGCGTTCTCAAAGATCCTCATAAAGTGTTTGAACATCCTTTCCAGTGGCTCAGGGCCTGACGCCCTCCCCCCGAAAACCTTAAGAGGAGCGCCTGCAAGGCGTACATTAGATGTATCTATCTTGGGCATCTGCCCAGAATACAACATGCTAACCAACTCTTTCAGAGCCTTTGCCCAGCCCAGCTTGGAGTCACTAACAACTATAGTCGTATCAGTATGGTAGAAGGACTCAGCTATCTCTGGTAGCTTGGCTATGTGCTGACGCTCCACAGAGAACCCCAGGCCCGTACCACAGAGCATTATGTACAGGGCCTCGTCAAACACCCGTACATGATCCACAGCAACATATGCACAGTTGTAGCCAGCACAGTGGTCCCTCTCTAAGGCTCTTCCACTGGTCATAACCGCTCTCATTGAAGGGAGCACTTTTTTGTCTTCAATGGGCTTTCTCAGGAACCCTAAATCCTCCCCTGTAAATTCAGAAAAGAACTCTATATACCTATTGACGGTCTCAGGCCAAGTCTCTCTCCTTTTCTTTTCAGGTAGATAGCGTGCATACCTGGATATAGCTATGTAGTCTTGATATAGGCTCACTCAGTTTCTCCTTCCCCTACTAAGACTGTCGGGGGCTCTTCTAAAAGTGTTTTCATTATCTCTAAGAGCTTTAGTAGGTGATCCAGATCCATGAAGGCGTACATGTCGCTCTGGTACTTCTCGCCTAGAACAACCACAGGGATGAGACTCTCTTCCTCAGAGCCTGCCTTAGCCTGCTCCAGAGCCTCTTTAAGGAACTTGGACACAGTACGACGGTACTTGCACTCAATCCCCAACAAGGGGTGAAGTACGTCCAGGTGGGACCTTCTGTCAGCTACAGGGATACGCTCACCGCCTGTCTTTTCGGCTACCCTACGCTCAAATGCTTTCCAGGCTTTATCCAACTTCAGACCACTCCTTTGGGTTATACCATTCCCAATCACGCTGAACTGAGAGATGGTTCTGGAGTTCCTCACCCCAGTAACCCTGGATACTGTCGTGTTGAACAACTAATACCTCAATAATTTTATTTGTATCGAGGTTCTCAAGACGTACGATTTGACCTTTCTTTTTCATAGTTCCAACTCGTCATCATCCATAACCAATTTCTTTGGAGGATGGGTAGAAGTGTAAAGCTGTAGACTAGGTGGATCAAGGAACAGGTCTATATTGCACTCAGCCATGTCCCAATGACGGGCTTTAGAAACAGATAGATACGCATCAGCGTCATCAGGGTCGTCAGGGTAGTAACGCTGCAGGAGCAGTACGTTATCAACGATGTCAGCGAGTTCCCCTGCGCCCCTTATAGAAAATCGGTCTATTTTGTCCTTTATAGACATGGACTTACGAGCATGTGCTACCAACAGTATGTGACAATCCAGGTCACGGGCTGTTTCAGCAATCATGGCAGCTACCTGCTTCTGTGCGTTGTAGTCATCGTTAGCTACACCGCCTATTGTCATCAGGCTGTCCACCAGAATAAAGCGTGTTTCGAAATGGTCCAAACTGTACCGTATGACCGCCATAAGTGTATTC